AGCACCTGAAACTGTTGTTAGGTTATTAGCATCTGCTGTAAATATTTTTGAAGCAGCAGTAGTACCTAATGTTGCAAGATCAGAATAATTAAGTTCAGTAGCAGTAGAGGTAACACCATCTAAAATGTTTAGTTCAGCAGCTGTAGATGTTACTCCGTCTAAAATATTAAGTTCGGCGGCTGTGGATGTAACACCATCAAGAATATTTAATTCTGTTGCAGTTGAAGTAACTTCCACATCTTCATTTATTTTTGGAGAGGTTAAAGTTTTATTTGTAAGTGTTTCAATTCCTGTAAGTGAAACTTCTGACGCACTATCTGCCCAATCTATTGAATTTGCTGTTGTGTTAATAGTTCCTAAAAGAATATCATCTGTTCCGTCAAAAAATTTTAAAAGATGTGCGGTTGCATCACCAGAATTATCTAACCATATTGTTCCAGCGACAGCAGAAGTTGGTCTTGAAGTTCCTGAGTTTGAAGTATTAATAGCAGTTAAAACATTGTTTAAATCTGTTCTAAATGCTGGGAAACCTTGATTTTCTATATTGTAATCATGTGTAGCCATATATTTATTCCTTATATATTAATTAATAACCTTTTGCAAGGTAATCAAAACTTTTTGAAATACCAGTACCACCAGCATTTTTAAAAGCAACATCAAAGCCAGTAGATGATTTATTTGTCACTAAAAAGTAATCTCCAGTTGCCATTCCTTGTGCTGTAATACCCACTGCATAATTAGTAGCATAATACGGAACTCCAAATACTATTGAATAAACACCAGCACCAGAGGTTATATCGTTTGATGATTGTATTCTATCTTCCATATCTATTGAAACTGCTAAAGCTGATATTAAAGGATTAGCAGCACCACCACTTGTTAATTTCAATCTAAATTTAAAATACCTAGCTGAATAATCTGCTATTACAAAGCTGTTAAAATTAGAGAATGTTATGTTGTCATCACTTATTGAAATCTCTAAATTAGAACTAGCCTGAGAAGCTGCGTCACCATCAAATCCAGAAGAAGCATCATCAAATAATCCAGTTTCAGAATCAAATAAATTAGCTAAATCTTCAACTGATTGAGTTATACTTGCTGTAATTCTAGCTGTAACTTTAGCACCAATATCAATTGTATCAGTAAAGGCGTAACTTCCAGTTAAATTAAGATCAGATAAGATAACACCACTATCAAAGAAGTTTGTTGTTTCATCGTCAAAGTTTCCTGAAGCTGAATCAAATATTTCTGTATCAGTTAGTTTTAATATTCCATCTGTAACTATTGTATTTGTTTTAGTTCCACTAAATGTAGGTGATTCCGTTACAGTTGTTATTGAGTTATAATTACCAATAGATAAAATGTTTGTAGTTATAGTTGAAGCAGATATACTAAAGTTTCCTAATTTATCTACAGCTTTTATCAAGTAACTACCGACCCTAGCTGGTACAGTTATACTTGTCGCTGGTCTTGATACTTTTTTAACTAATGCTACTGAGTTAATCCATTCTGGATTAGATAAGTCTGTTGTAAATCTTATTTCATAATATGCTAAATCTAAATCAGCTACAGCCTCCCATGATAAGTGTGCTTCTTGTCCAACTATATTACATACAAATTCTGATACATTTGAGGGTGGTGCAATACCACCAATAATAGTTCTTGACGCAGAAGTATAACTAGACGATACACCCAAACCATTTACTGCCTTAACTTTTACATCATAAATTTCTTGATCTATAACATTTAATACCCTTCTATTTAATCCAGTACCAGTAGAGTGAACTTGATAATCTGAATCTGTATTTAGTTTATATTCAACTTGATAATAATCTACGAATTGATCTGTTGAAGCACCTATTAACACGTCCATTGCGACTATGACCGTACCATCATTATAAGCAATTAATTGATCTGATAATGTTACAGATGCTGGTGCAAGTACGCTATAAGGATTTGGTAAATTAGTAGTTGGTACAGTATCTACTACAACTTTTGAAGCCCACGTATAGTGTGAATCTTGATGCTCTACTAAAGATAACCCTACTGAATAATCAGAGTTAAATGTAATACCTAATACTCTAAAAGGCTTTGCAGAAAAACCTAAACTTGAATACGTTACATTAACTATATCTCCGATAGCTAATTCATAACCTTTAAAACTTACGTTAATATTTAAAGTTAATGCATCTCTTGATCTTCTTAATATAATTTCTGCCATTTCTTCGGCTTGATATTTGCTTGTCAATGTTGGGAATGTAAATCTTCCTTCTAATAAAACACCACCATCACTTGCTTTCATAGTAGCGTGTTGATCTCCACTATCTAATCCACTATCATCTATCGGTGGGAATTGAACTTCATCTACTTGCCAATTTCTATCAGGGTTAATATAAGATGCTATAACTCTATTATACTTTGAATTTTTATCTGGTATTGATAAATCATATCCACCTACAATATCATCTTCATTTAACGTAACTGTAGCAGTTCCAGTTGCTTCAATAATTAAACTATACTTACCAGCAGTATAAGGTATATAACCTCTACAACCTTTTATTAAATCTCTAACATTATCAATAATACTTCTTGATGTATCTACTGCTGTATTGCAATCAAATATATTTATATCACTTCCAGAACCAGAGTAAGGTGTTACTTGTGTTACACAAATTAATGAAGAATCATAAAAAGATTGTAAGTCAATTTCAGAAGTAGTTAATCCTTTACCGTATCTTGCATTAGTTAAATAATCTAATAAACACCATGAAGGATTTGTAGAGTAAGAAGCTGTCTGTGCAACTAAAGAACTATTATAAGTTACTACTTTTCTACCTTTAATTTTAGCTTGTACTTTTGGTATTGTTCCCCATACATCTTTATTGTATTTGAATCTTAAAGCTAAATAAGAAACACCAGATAGTTTATGGTTTGAAGTCCAGTTAGTTAATGTTGATAATAAAGAAGATGCTGATTGTCCGTCTGTACCAAAATGAGGTTCTACTGTTATTAAACTTGTTGAATCTTTATAGAAATTTGCGTCACCACTACCTACATTTATTTGAGTATTATCTGCTATCGAAGCGTCCCATGTTACAACATTATCATTAATAAGTATTTGTTCTATAGAATTAATTTCACCTTCACCCATAGCTATAGCCATATACATATAAGTATTATCATTTCCAGAAGTTTCTAAGAATACTCTAGTACCACCAACTAATCTTTCTCCATAAATTATTGGTAAATTAGCATCATTAGATTGTTTATTGATTAACAAACCCTTTTCAAAGTTATCTAATTCTGTTGTTCCAAAGTCTGGAGTATCTGGAACTTTAGGTCTTAAAGCCCACGATATAAATAAAGATGCACCTAATGCAAACCATGGATTAATTCCACCAGATTTCATAGCAAACTTAACTACTGCTGGTATTATTTTTTCTACTATACCACCCATTATATATGAAACTCCCTTTTAAATTTTGTTATTACTTTATAGATATTTTCTTTATCGTCCACTCTTAACCATTTGATACACTCATTAGTTTTTAATAAAAACATAAGATGACCCTTGAACCATCTAGTTATTTCTTTTGAATTTCTTAACATAACAAGATCATATCCCCAAAGTTTATTTCCACTATTCCAATTATAAGGATTAATTTTACCAGTTAGTTTTATTTCATTTTCAGCTTTTTCATTTAAAAATGCCCAATTAACAAATCCATATATTCCATTTTTATCTTCAAATACTTTATATTGATTAAGATTTATTGATGGTTCAATATGTTTTCTAATTCTTCTGTAGTATTATATTTATACTTATCAAATGTTTTAAATAGGTTTGTAATATCATTCATTATTCCCTACCCCATTTAATATCGTTAGTTAATTCAGAAGCAAATTCCATACCTACATCTGTACTAAAGAATCTTTTTTGTGATGTATTGTTTGTTTTTCTTCCATTCTTTTTATCAAAGTCCGCCCAATGAGAAGCAACCGACAATGTTAATGAACTAGATTTTGAATTTTCTCCAATACTAAAACTTTCCACCACTCCACTATATAAAAGAAATGGGTCTTCAATAATATCATTACTACTATCTAATAAACCTCTATAAATATTCACTGGAACATTTGTTATATTCTCATTTAATACTACTGATATATAAGTTAGATTAGCACCAGATAATGTTAATTTTACACTAGCTTTAGTTAT